ATATATCAATATAACTTCGGATCACAAGTATCCGTGCAGGCATTTGATTGTAGGCATCAGAGTGTTCCTCTGATGGTTGCAGTTTAAATGGTTGTAGAGAAGTTTCTATATCTGCATTTGCCTGTAGGCATTACCAGTATTAGGATTCCTAATGGTTGCAAGTATTAATGGTTATATAGAAGGCTACGAGGTTAGCGATTGATATATGCCAACCTTTTTCCAAGTATGGTGAGACTTAAACTACCTCCCACCCACCCCTAACCGGTTTTCACACCTGGATTAAATTGAAGTCAATTTGGTTAGATTGACTAATGATGTTTTTTCCGAAACGTGCTGAACGTATTTTATGCAAAACTTGAAGAGAATTAGCACATTCTCTAATGATAGTGGTGATAGACAATTCACCTTTTGCACACAATAGTCCTTACTAATCAGTAGACCGACTCTAAACAGTCTATAGATTTAAAGCTGTAATTAACAGCCTCAAGAGTGCATGGCATGCCCTGCTCTTGGAGTATCTCGCGCTAGTTGTGTGGCGCAATATGAAAGACACAACCCCACACCCCACGCGTCACCATTTATGGTGGCGCGGAGCCGTAGGCTCGAGGACTGTGTAGATTTGAAAGAGCTTGCTCTTAGTCTGCAGTTACACGTTTAGGATGGCTTTAAGCCTTAATGCCCTTTATGGGCCTCCTTTATTAAAACTCGTGCCGTTTGTTGAACAAATTAAACCTCCTTTGGTTTAATTGTTCACTCGGCTCATTGGTATTATTTATACAATGAGCAGTGAACTTTTAAACAAAATAACGATTAAAGATGTCAGACGCAAGGTAAAGGTATATCCAACCGATTTTCGGTTAGATACTAAATACTCTGTGGCCGAAGTGGCCATTCGCAAGCGCGAAGAGTATATGGTGGAGAATTATGGCAGTGATTACTGGCTTATTAAGAAATTGAATACAGTTTCTAAATTATATCATTATGATTTGCCAGAACAGGACACTGATATTTCTCCACAGGGATTGTTGGAGAGGGCTGCAGCTTCTTACGCATGGCAGAAAATGTCTAAAGGTGATTTTACACCTGAGATATTGAGCCGTATAGAAGTTGCAGTTGCCGCTTATGCTGCATTGTCAGAGTGTACAAGTACCAAGCAATTTGCTGGAACATTGTACTTGATATTACGTACTGAATATCGAGAAGCTATAACCAAAAGCGTTTTCGATGGAGTACTTAAATATTTGGCTTTAGAGCCTTCTGACAAAATTGAAGCACAAGCAGAGGATACTACAACCCCAAGTTGGTTGGATAGTTTAAGAACTGCTGGTGATAACTGGCAGTTAGCCCTAAACAATCCTTGTGCTACTAAAGTACAGGATTTGTTGACCATGTTGGTCACTATGGGCGCCTGTGGACCTATTAATATCAAATTTAGAAATTTGACTTTATTTGCGATAGAAGCTCGCAAAGAACAGGTTCACGCCACTAGTATGATAGATGCTGCTTTTAAAACTTTACAGTTTTTGGCAGAAAGTGGTTATGCTGCTTATGCAACAGGATCATTTATGCCATTTTTGTTTACGCACCATGCTGCCGCTCGCTTAGATGCAGAGTATTTGGAGTTATTGGATCTTTGTGAATATGCCTTACCAGGCAATTTAGAAAGATTTACTAAAATATCTCCTCATCAGTTTGCATATCGTATGGAGAAGTGTATCAAAGATACAGAATTAATGTATGAGACACTTCGAACGTCGTCTGAGAAGCGATTAGTTTTTGCGCGTTTACAGAATTTGAAAGCCAAGTTTTGTGCCTATCAACAAACAAAAGTGACAGGAGGTCTCCGTGAGAGACCATATGCTATTTTTGTTACTGGTGGAAGCGGGCTAGGTAAGTCGGATGTTACTGACATCCTTTACAAAGCCTGTGCTGTGTATAACGATATCGACGCTGGAGACGATAAAGTTTGCACATATAACTCTTCGGATAAATATATGTCCAATTATAAATCTTATATGACAGTTGTGAAATTTGACGACTTTGCCAATTCCACTTCGGAGTTTGTAGAGGGTAATCCCGCACAAATGTTAATTAAGATTATTAACAACATCAGAGAGTCTGCCGTAATGGCAGACATTTCTGATAAAGGTAAAATTTCGATTGAGCCTAAATTTGTTACCGTAACTAGTAATGTTATGGATTTGGATGCGAATATTTATTCGAATTGCCCCGCTTCAGTACTTAGAAGAGGGGACGTACACATTGTACCACGGGTAAAACCACAATTTAGAAAAGAAGGTTCAAGTGCTCTCGATTCAGCAAAAGCTAACGCTTATTATACTGTTGATGGAGTAGTACAACAACCTGATATACCTGATTTGTGGGATTGCGATGTGTATAGAGCCGTAGTTCAAGAACGGAAAACCAAGGTCTTGTCTGGCTCAGGTCAATTTAACAAAGAAACTGAACAATGCATTTTTGAACCTATCAAGTTTGAAGGTGCAGATTTAATGAATGTTCCTTTACTTAAAGTAGTCGAGTATTGTCTACAAGATAGTGAAAAACATTTTTATGAACAGCGAGAAATGTTAAAACGCAATGGCACTGGTAAAACAATGCCATTTTGCGGGGAATGCCGTAAACCCACGCAATTATGCAAATGTATTACTGCACAAGGCTGTAGTGATTTGTGTAAGCGAATGACCTGTATGTCGCGTCGTGCATGGAAACGACGCTTGGTTCGAGACGATATACAATTGTCCTGGAATGGTCTTATAAATAGACAAGCCGGGTCAGTAGGTAAGTTCGTCTCGAGTTGGTTATCACGCCAAGCCGATGAAACTTTAACATTAGCCTCTTATCAAACGTATGCTTTGACACACAAAAAGTCTGCTACGTTGATGAAGATGGTTGATAGATTCGAAAATAGTCATTATCTCAAATGGACAACTTATATTCCTGAGAGCTTCAAAAATAATCCTTATGTTTGGAGTTTTATGATGGAAACCAGAGTTAACACCATTACAGATGAACTTAATTTCGATTTTCGTCGTCGGTGGCTATCTTATGATAGCTGGTATCCTTTCTTGTGGAAATTTGCCATATGGTATTATTTCACACATGACTGTGCATTGCCAACCACATTGGTCTTGATGCGATTTGCTTATGACTTTTTTATCTATGGGCTACAACACGTTTTTGTATACAAGACGGCTAGATACCGTCTAAATCAAGAGCATACTGATGTACCTGCTTTGTTCAAGCGTATTCGTGATAATAACGGACGTTACATAGTAGGTACTATCGCTGCATTTGCTTCCGCGTTTGCAATGTATAAAATATGGCAGAATATGTCATTTAATACTGACCAAGGAAATCTATCACCAACCAGTGTAGAAGAATTGGATGCAAGGGACAAGGAAGTTAATATGTGGAAAGTAGCACAGGTCGAAAAGCCAGAAGTAATTGGACAAGTGACCAATGTTACCCAACTGGAGAATATAGTAATGCGCAACGTATGTTGCGTGCGCGTTAATGGTTATTGTTCAGATGGGTTTTTGCTCTGTTCGAATCGCTTGGTTATTCCAATGCATATTCTGGACAGGGCATTTACACGCGCCGGAGATACCACTACTGTAAAAGTGGAGGTTATTCGACGTGAGACGAAACTTGTGAATCATAAGTTCGATGTGATCATTAGCAAAGATTTTATTCAACGTATTGGAGAACATGATCTTGCAATTATTGATTGCCCCGGCAGTGGTTCTATTAAGAATCTCGTCGATTATTTACCAACTACATTACCGAAAGGTATTGCTAAGTCAGGTTTGATATACCGTAATAAGGACGGTGAAATTCGTAAGTTTTTTACTACACTTAACCCAACGGTTATTAACAATGGTTTATATGATACGGAGAATGGTACGTTGCGTACATTTAACGGATCAGATTATAGACTGACTGAAGATGTAGATGGTAAATTGCAACCCGTCGATACGTTCGATGGGTTGTGTGCTGCTGTTCACTGTGTAAATGAAAAGAAGCCATATATTGGTGGCTTTCATTTAGGTGGACGCACAAATACGGATTACGGTGTTAGTGCTACAGTTCTGAAAAGTGAAGTAGACGACGCCTTAATGCGTATGGCTAGTGATGGTATTTCCACACAAGCTGCAGACGCCAGTGGTGAACACACGTCTTACGGTGTAGAGCATATTGTGAGTAACCAAATTCATGCTAAGAGCCCTCTTAACTTTTTAGAAGGAGGTAACTTAGAGATATTTGGTTCTTGTAACGGTAGAGCTACTGCTGTGAGCCGAGTGGGACCCAGTATAATTTCGGACACTGTCCGAGATGTAACTGGCGTACCCAATACTTGGGGGCCACCCAAGTTTAAGGGACCGGAAGGTAACCAAGCCTGGGTCCCGTGGAGGGCTTCATTGGCATTTTCTGCCAACCCTTCATGCGGCGTACCGCCTCTATTGCTCAAACGCGCAAAGCAAGATTATGTGCGTCCGATTATGAAGGAATTAGAGACAAGGTACGAATATTACTTGAAAGAAATCAGACCATTGACAAATGTTCAGATTGTTTCAGGTATAGATGGTAAAAGATTCGTAGATAGTATGAATCTTGCCACAAGCCGTGGGTTTCCTCTTAGCGGTCCTAAGTCACAAGACATTGTAGAATTAGAACCTAATGAGGAACACGCGTGTCCGCGCACGCTAACACCCACACATTGGGATGAATTGGCAAAGTTCGAAGAGAAAGCTAGGCGAAATCTTCGGGTGAATTGCCCATTCAAGGCATGTTTGAAGGATGAACCCACGCCAATATCTAAGGATAAGGTGCGTGTGTTCCAAGCAGCAAGTATGCCTCTTCAACTCGCAATGCGTAAATACTTTTTACCTATTGCACGTATGATGTCCCAACACCCCTTGATGTCCGAATGTGCCGTTGGTATTAACGCTCATGGTCCAGAAATGGATCAATTGTTTCGCCATATCCGCAAGTTCGGTATAGAGAGGGGGTATGCTGGTGATTATTCTAAATATGATTTGAGAATGCCAGCACAATTGATATATGTGGCTTTTGATGTTATGATCTTAGTTGCACAATGTCTCCCTAATAATTATTCAGAGGATGATATTCGTGTAATGCGTGTGATTAGCACTGAAGTTGCTTGTGCGGTTACTGCTTACAATGGTGATTTTATTCAATTTATTGGATCCAACCCATCTGGGCAGTCATTAACTGCATATATTAATTCCATAGTCAATTCTTTGTTGCATAGATGTTCTTTCTACGCATGGGAGAATGGGCGCATGTGGAACGCTAACTTTTGTGATTACGTAAGTTTGATAACTTATGGTGATGATTACGGAGGTAGTGTTTCTAAGGTATTGGAATATAATAATATCGATTTTGTGCAATGGTGTGCTCAATATGATATGATAGTTACCCCCCCAGATAAGAAGTCAGAAGTGACAGCTTATCTTGATTGCGACGAATTGGACTTTTTGAAAAGAAGACCCAGATATGATGAAGAGTTACATCTTTACATGGGAATCTTGGATGAAAAGTCCATTTTCAAGTCTCTGCATAGCAATTTAAAATCAAAAACAGAGACAAAGGAGGCCGTATCTAGTAGTTGTATCGGTTCTGCACTTTCCGAATGGTTTTTGTATGGACGCGAACATTATGAGATGCGCCGTGCGCAGATGCTTGAGGTGGCAAATGCGCATAACCTCACGGACATGGTAGTAGGTATTGATCTTGATTATGAAGATCGTGTTGCCGCATTCCGTGAAAAGTACAACTGGAAGTAGTTGTTAAGCCCCGTGTTCCGGGAAACACGTTAAACATTCCCACCTGTTAGTGACAGGAAGCGTGACGCTTTACAAATCACTGGCCATGTTCTGGTTACCACATACTTTTTGATTGCACATACTGTAAATAAGTGTGGAGGCTTTACATGGTCTTTGGCACCTGAAATGGGTACCCGTATTTACGGGAGTGATTCGCCATCACACCAATGTATGTCGCCGATAGTTCTTTGAGCAGGGAACTATACGGTTGTATCATAGTCGCTTACTGAAAATAAATTTAATGTACAAATAAACAAAACCGACACTAATTCTATTGAACAGATGGTGGCATTTAAAGATGCCACATCTACTTGGGAGTATAAGGTTGGCAGTGAGCCAGATTATACTTATGGTATCTGCGATAATAATGATGCGGACCTTGGAAATTTTTTCTCAAGACCACTAAAAATTCGTAGTTACAACTGGGGGACTGGTACGACGCTATTTGAAAAGTTTAATCCTTGGACTGATTATTTCACCAATCCTAGGGTTATTAATAGAATATCTAACTATAACTTGCTTCGTGCCAAATTACACCTTAAATTCATTATTAACGGAAATGGGTTTCATTATGGGCGCCTTATTGCTTCCTATGTACCTTACCTTCGTGATGATAAGTTTACGGTGGACAGGGCGTTTTATATACAAGACGTTATTCAGGCGTCTCAACGTCCCCACGTGTATCTTGATCCTACTTTATCACAAGGTGGTGATCTCGTATTACCGTTCTTCTTTGACGAAAATGCCTTGAGCATTCCTAATGAAGAATGGAATAATATGGGTGAGATCATTATACACACAATGCAATCATTGAAACATGCCAATGGAGCTGACGACTCTGTCACTATTTCAGTTTTTGCTTGGGCAGAAGAGGTAAATCTTGCTGTCCCCACCAGTGCCGAGCCCGGAGCTATATCTCCACAGGCTCAAGATGAATACGGTACGGGTCCTATTAGTAGACCCGCTTCCGTAGTCGCTAAGGCTGCTGGTGCCCTACGTACTGCGCCTGTTATAGGTCCGTATGCAAGGGCTACCGAAATCGCAGCTTCTGCCACCAGTGCAGTTGCAACAACTTTCGGTTATTCTCGTCCAGCATTGCTAGACGACGTTGTCCCATATAAACCCACGATTATGGGCAACATGGCAAATACCAATATGCCAGATTCTACGACAAAGCTTACTACAGATTGTAAACAAGAACTTACCGTAGATTCCCGCACTGTTGGGTTGTCAGGTACAGATGAAATGAGCGTTAATTCTATAGCGTGTCGTGAGAGTTTTCTTACGCAATTTCCCTGGACCGTTACCGCAACTCCGGAAACATATCTATTTCAAATAGAGGTTACTCCGCAGGTGTGGGACCTTGTTCCGACTAATACCCTAGATGAATTGCACATGCCTGCATGTGCTTTTGCTACTCTACCTTTTGGATATTGGAGGGGATCTATGAAATACCGTTTTCAAATAGTATCCTCCGCCTATCATAAAGGTAGACTTAAGGTTGTCTATGAACCCTATGCTTTTGGCTCTAATGAGTATAATACCAATTATACTTATATAGTAGATATAGCAGAAGATAAGGATTTCACGGTCAACATTGGGTGGGGCTCGGAGCATCCCTGGAGCAGGGTTGTACCCCCTGGAAGGGGTCGATCTACGGACAATCCACCCTTCGTTACAGGAGGAAGTACTGTCACTAGTCCCCCAGGGAGGAGAGCAAATGGTTTGTTACGTGTCTACGTAGTGAACGAATTGACTATCCCCAACTCGTCAGTAAACAATGACATTAGTGTCAATGTATTCGTATCCGCTGGTGAAGATATTTGTGTAGCTAATCCTACCAACTTCATCAATGAATATTCATTTTTCAATGAGCCTGCAGAAGCTGGCAACAACAATAATAATCCTAATAATAATAATAATAATAATAATAATAATAATAATAATAATAATAATAATAATAATAA